TTATGGCAACAGGCTTAGCTGATCTCTTCCATAATGTGTGGCTGGAAACGCATCGGTAGGGATGAAATTATCTGGTAGTTTTTCACGCGGGCCGCGCTTCGTTACCAACTTTTCCACACTGTTCAGTGTGGTAAATGTGATGCTGCATTCAAAATTCTGGCACTGATGGTACTGACGGATCGTCATCTCACTGAGACGGCGACTGGTGCGTGTGCGAGCGACAGCACCACAAATGGGGCAAACAAACATGATGGCCTCCCATGGCGGGAGTTGAACTCGCTGTTATTATGGCTTCGTTTATTCAGTCTCTGCAATCCATTCCGGTATTTTGGCTTCCAGCTCCAGGCGGGTTTTAAATCCGCTGTCATCAATTGAATGTGCAGCACGGGCGATAATCCAGTCCTGAGAATCAATATCGGATTTAAACCCCGCCACAGTTCCATGCATTTCCGGGTAGAGATCGGCTCGCCCACGGGCCAGTGTTAACGTAAATTCCGCAGCACCCCGTTTGAGCTGTTGCCATTTGGCAGCAGCAGCGCGCTTTGCCGCTATTTCACTGATGTATGTTTTTCGTAATACATAAACGTTACCGTCTTCACCCTCCAGATAATCCCCATCTCTGGCGCTGCTGCGTGGTGGTTTTTTCTTTTTCGGCTTGCGGCTTTTGACCGTAACTTTTTTCTTTTTGCCGAATTCCAGATCCAGCCAGTATGCCCTTACGCCGGTATAGGCATCACGATCGGCAATACGAAATGAATGGCGGTCGCCACTTGAACGGGTGATGGAAAATTCCGGCAACGGTTTACCACTGGCGCTGACGCCACCGCCGGGAAGAATAAACAACAGGCTGCCATTTTTGATTGTGGCGATGGCACCCAGCATTTCCGCCATTCTCGTCAGGAAAGACATATCACTTTCCTGCGTCTGGTCGGCGTGATCGATCTCAATGTTGATGAGCTGCTCAGAAATAACCGGCGTCAGTTTATACCGGTGGGCGATGACGGAAATGACGCGCTCAACCTTAACATCATGCCAGGACACTTCGCGCTTTGTGTTGAATTCATCCCTGAAATCAGCGCTGCGTGCCGTCAGCTCCAGGCGATCAGGCGGCCCGGAGTACGCCACTTCATCCAGGGTATAAATCCCTTTATAGACCAGCGGTTCACCACGCCAGCCGATGGACACTGACAGTTCCGCCCCGCGCGGCGGCAGCTGCAACTGGCCGTCACTATCAGCAATAGTGATCGTCAGTTCGTCGGCTTCAAATCCCCGGTTGTCGGTCAGTTCCAGTGAAATAAGCCGGTCATCCAGTATGGTCAGTGCCTTGCCTCCAAGCATGATACGGAAAGCCGGAACCGGTGACAGCTCATCCTGAAAATCCTGAAATGTCTGTGCGCTCTTATCCAGTTGTGCTTGGGTTTTGCTGATTGCGTCTGCTGACAGTGCCATGTGAACTCCTCCGGCGCTGATAGTTTCATGCGCGCGCGAAGCAGAAAACTGTCGTTTGTTGTCGCAAACATCCGACATCCGGCAGTGCGTGTCGGGCGTGTTTATTTTGTGGAATATAGCCCCGAACTCACAACATGATGGCGGTACAGCATGACCGACAACTTTTTCCACGGGGCGCGTGTTAAGGAGGAAACCGACCTCCAGACAGCGATCAATGACATTGATTCCACTGTCATTGGGTTTGTCGCTGTTGCGGATGACGCCGACCCCGAAACCTTTCCGCTCAACACGCCAGTGCTGCTGACGCGTGTTATCACGGCTCTGGGGAGTGCAGGCAAAACAGGCTCCCTCTACAAATCCCTGAAAGCCATTTCCGACCAGGTGAGCACCCGCGTGATTGTGGTACGCGTTGCGGAGGCGAAGGCAGGGGAGAACGAGCCAACGCAATCCCAGCTCATCATCGGTGGCACGCAGGCGGACGGCAGTTATACCGGGATGTTTGCCCTCCTGACCGCCGAACAGAAAACCGGTTATCGCCCGCGCATTCTCGGTGTGCCTGGTTACGACACACAGGAAGTCACCGCGCAGCTGCGAGTGATCGCGAAACAGTTACGTGCATTCTCTTACAGCTATTGCGATGGCTGCGAGACTATCGCCGAAGCGAAAACCTACCGTGAACAGTTCGCTGAGCGCGAGGGCATGCTTATCTGGCCCAACTTCATCGCCTACAACTCACAGACCGGCATGAATGAAGAGTTTCCCGCCGTCGCCTACGCGTTAGGGCTTCGCGCGCTGATCGACAATGAACAGGGCTGGCACAAGTCGCTATCCAACGTTGCAGTCAGGAATGTGCTCGGGATTGCCAAAGATGTTTTCTGGGCGCTTCAGGCGGAAGACTCGGACGCTAACGAGCTGAACGCCAATGAGATCACCACACTTATCAAACGTGACGGCTTCCGTTTCTGGGGCAACCGCACCACGGATACGGATGAATACATTTTTGAGGTCTATACCCGCACAGCCCAGATTCTGGCGGACAGCATCGCTGAAGCGCAATTCACGACTGTTGACACGCCACTGACGCCTGCAAACGTCAAAGACGTGGTGAGTGGGATTAACAGCAAGCTTCAGGCGCTGGTCACTGAGGGCAAACTGACTGGTGCATCCTGCTGGTTCGATATCGTTGATAACCCGACGACCGGCATCCGGCAGGGTAAAGCTGTGGTGCGCTACAACTACAGCCCGGTGCCACCGCTGGAAGATCTGACGATGGTTCAGACGTTTACCGATCAGTATTACGAAGCGGCATTTTCATCCCTCGGAGGTGCGTAAATGGCGATCCCTAAAAAAATTCGCTTGTTCACGCTGTTCGTCAATGGCGTGAACTACATCGGGAAAATCCCCAGCGTGACGTTACCGAAGCTTACCCGCAAAACTGAGGATTTTCAGGGCGCCGGTATGCTCGGGGCGGTTGCTGTGGATCTGGGTATTGATTCTGGCGCGCTGGATGCCTCAATGGTTGTTGGCGGCGTGGTTGAAGAGTTGCTCCTGAAATACGGTGGCGACATTGACGAACTGCGCCTGCGTTTTGCTGGTGAGATTTACAGCGGCGGAACCAGTTCCCTGATGGAAGTGGAAATGCGCGGGCGTATTACTGAGATTGATCCCGGTGATGCAAAGCAGGGTGATGACACTAACCACACCTACGCCATCAAAAACACCTATTACAGGCTGTCAGTTGATGATAAGCCGCTGCTGGAAATTGACCTGCTGAACTTTATCTACAAGCGCAACGGGGAAAATCTCTACCCGGATCGTATTTCTTCCGCGCTTGGCCTGAATAGCTGACTGCTTTCACTTAACCCTTTAACGGTGGCACAGGTTGCCACCCAGGAGATTGACCCATGGCTGTAACACTGACGAAACCCATCAAACGCGGTAACGATGAAATCACCGTTGTGACCATCACCGAGACGATTAAACAGGCTGGTTCACTTCGTGGCCTGCGCCTCGTTGACGTGCTCAATTTCGATTTTGAATCCACCTCAACACTGCTTTCCCGCGTTACCTCGCCAGCGCTGACCACGGCGGATATTGCCGCAATGGATACGCAGGATTACGTGGCACTTGCCGAAGAAATTACGCCTTTTTTGACGAAAGCGGCGCCATCAGTACCGGGCGCGGCGGCGACGGCGAACGAATAAGGGAAGCTCTGTTTAGCAGCGTTGAGGATCTGATTGCCGATATCGCTGTCATTTTCCACTGGCCGCCCTCTGTCATGTATGACATGGAACCGCGCGAACTGATGGCATGGCGGCAAAAAGCCGCCATCCGTAGCGGCAACCATGAGGATGAAGCCGATGGATCTTAATATCCGCGTCGCGTTCAGTGCGATCGATAAACTCACCCGCCCGACCAGTGCCGCCAGCAAAGCTGTTGGCGGCCTTGCAGAATCACTTAAAAAAACACAGGACGCGGCTAAACAACTCGACAAACAAACGTCAGCGTTTGACAAGCTGCGCGCCCAGGCCAACGACACTGCGCAAAAACTCAGCCGCACGCAACGGGCTTTCGATGGCCTCAACCAGAAACAGCGGGAAGGGGGCCAGCTTACTGAGGCCCAGGCGGCACACCTTGAAACGCTGCGCGGAAAAATTTCCCGGCTTAACCAGACCTACAGCCAGCAAACCACCCGGCTACGCGAAGCATCACAGACTATTCGTCAGCACGGCGTTAACCTGACCGCCGGAAGTGGTGCGGTGCAAAGCGCCCTGCGCAGAACTGAGCAATACACGCAGACGCTGGAGCGGGAACGCCAGCAACTGGCCGCGATTACAAAGGCCCAGGCTCAATATGCACGGGCAAAAGAAACCGGAGATAAATTACGGGGGGCAGGGACGGGCATGGCCCTCGGAGCTGCCGCCGCAGGCTACGGCGCAGGGCGTTTTTTATCAACCCCGATTGGTTTTGACACTGATATGTCACGCGTAATGGCGCTGACACGGATGGATAAAACCGATCCCCGGTTTAAGGGGTTGCGCGATCAGGCCAAACAGCTTGGCGCAGATACCGCATTTTCCAGCAGTGACGCGGCACAGGGCCAGGCCTTTCTCGCCATGGCCGGATTCACGCCGGAGGCGATCAAGGCCGCGCTTCCCGGCGTGCTGGATACCGCCATCGCAGGCGGGGCATTGAGTGGCGATATTTCCCTTGGGGAAACAGCGGATATTGGTGCCAGTATCCTCAACCAGTTCCGTCTACAGGCCGGTGATATGGGGCGCGTGGGTGATGTGCTGGCCGGAACGTTTACCAGAACGAGTACCAACCTGCGCGATCTCGGCGAAACAATGAAGTATACCGGCCCGGTGGCTGCCAGCCTCGGCATCAGTCTGGAAGAGGCGGCCGGGATGGCGGGCATGCTGGCGAAAGGTGGATTACGTGGCAGCGATGCGGGCACTGCAATGCGCGCGTCATTGAGTCGGCTTGCAGCACCGACTGGCGCAGCATCCAAAGCGCTGAAAGAGCTGGGTGTATCTGTCGCTGACAGCACCGGCAAGATGCGGCCCGTTGAAAGTATCCTCGTCGATTTGTACAAGGCAACCAAAAAATATGGCTCCACTGACCAGGTGAGTTTCTTCAAGGATATCGCCGGAGAGGAAGCCTTTGTCGGATTGCAGTCGCTGGTTAAATCCGCCGGCAGTGGTGATCTGCAGAAGCTCATCGCAGAACTGAAAAAGGCGCAGGGCGAATCGGCTGGCGTGGCTAAAAAAATGTCGGATAACCTTGGCGGCGATTTGTCCAACCTCAGCAGCGCATGGGAGGGGCTACAGACCGAAATATCCGATACGGTGAATGGCCCGTTGCGCAGTCTGATTCAGTGGCTGGATGAGACAATCACGCGTGTGGCCGGGCTGGTCAAGGCAAACCCCGAGCTGGCAAAGACGTTGTTAATCGTTGGGGCTGGCGCGCTGGCATTAACGGCGGCGCTGGGTACGGTATCGATTGTCACAGGCATACTGATTGGCCCGCTGGCAAAGTTGCGGCTGGGCTTTACCCTCCTGACCGGAGGGAAGGGGATATCAGGCACCGTTGCCGCGCTTCGCACGCTGGGAACCGTTGGTGGCCCGGTGCTTGACAGAATGAGCGGCTGGGGCGCGCTACTCGGTTCATTTTCTAAAAATATCGGTGGCGTAACCGGGCTTTTACCGGCGTTGCGCGGCGGGCTGCTCACAGCATTCCTTTCGCCAGGCGCGGCAGTCGGCTCACTGGTGAAAGGTATCGGCGGTCTGGCATTACGCCTGACCGGGCTGCCTGCCATCTGGGGGCTGATCACCACGGCGGTATCGGCCCTCGGCGGTGTGCTTTCATTTTTGCTCAGTCCGATAGGGTTGATTGGTGCGGCATTTGTGGCCGCAGGGTTGTTGATCTGGCGGTTCTGGGAGCCGATTAAAGCTTATTTTCTCGGTTTTTTTAGTGGCGTCTGGCAGGCACTTACGCCGCTACGTGATGCTTTTTCCGCTCTGTCACCAGTCTTTACCCTGATTGCAGACGGCATTCAGACAGTGTGGGGATGGTTTCAAAAACTGCTGTCGCCGATGCAGACCAGTAAGGAAACCCTGGATCAGTGCACCAGTGCCGGTGAAACGTTTGGTAAGGTTTTTGGTTTCGCGTTGCAGGCGCTCCTGACGCCGCTGACCCTTTTGATGGAGGGGGTAGGGTGGGTTCTGCAAAAGCTGGGGCTGATCCCGGCAGGGCTTGATGAAGCGAAGCGAAAAGCGGAGAGCCTGACACCCAAAGCGCCGGTTATGTACGAGTGGGATCCCCGGCAGAAAAAGATGGTTCCCAAAAGCTGGAACTGGTCTCCCGATGCCCCGGCGAAAACGCCTCCTCCGGTTACCACTCCGCCTGTCATCCCCGAATCCGGAACGGCGCGGCGTCTCAAGGAAATATCAGATAACACCAAAACCACGGCGGATAACACGAAGAAGATCGGCCCTGGCGATATCGTTTTCAAAAATTTGCCACAGGCGCTGGCATTACGCGGTGCATACCAGGAGGCGCGGGTAATTCCTCAGCCTGTGCCGGGTGTTGCTGCGTCAGCGGCTGGCGGGGTGCTGTCCGTTCCTGCTGCCACGCAAGGGGCAGTTGCAGCGCCGGTTGCTGCACCTTCCGCTGCGCCGGTGTTTCAGATCAATTTCAACGACGTTGGGAGTAAGTCAGTGCCGGAGCTTGAAAAAATGGTACGCGATGCCGTTCGTGATGTACTTGCCACCACCAACAGAGCTAACCGTGGTTCGTTCCGCGACCGCGATTAAGGAGCGTTTTTATGATGATGGTCTTTGGGATGTTCGTTTTTATGCTGCGCACCACGCCCTATCAGCAGCTGCGCCACTTGCAGGAGTGGCGGCACGTTAAAAACGAAAGGGTTAATCAGTCTGCCAGCTGGCAATACATCGGCGCGGGCGACGATACTGTGACGCTGGAGGGCGTGCTTTACCCGGAAATAACCGGCGGTAACCTGTCCCTTTCAGCACTTGAAACGATTGGCTTTGCCGGTCGGCCCTGGCCGCTGATTGAGGGGGAGGGGCGGATTTACGGGATGTATGTACTGACGCGCCTGGAGCGCGGTAAATCGGAGTTTGACCAGTACGGTAATCCCAGAAAAATTGAATTCACGCTCAGTCTTAGCCGTGTCGATACCGATTTCAGGGAGAAATTGCAGAGCGCATCTGTCAGTGATGCGCTGGCCGAGTTAAAAACCAGCGCGACAAAGGCTATAAATCAAATAGGCACCACATTGAATGGCCTATTTTAAGTCACTTGTAGTGGTGCGCGTAAAATAAAAAACAGCTTCGAATAAGATTAATGCGTACTGGAAAATATACAACAAGCCGGGGATTCGGCTTGTTTGTTAAAATTGTTCTATTTGCTTTAAAAAGTCCTTCATAAGAAACGTATCTGTGACTTCAATCATTTCTTTATCATCGTCGCTATCGCGTAAATAAACGCTTAAAGAATATCCTTTTTGTCCTTTCTTTTCATACTTAACACCTCGATTTGAGTATGATTTAATAGTTTCCTGAAAATCCTCATCGGTAATTTCTGATAGATTTTCTGGTGACTTGTTGTTGATTTTAATAAATTGCTCTATTCTGTCTTGCATTATAACTATTTTTTTACAAGCATCAGATATGTCTTTATTGCTCTGGTACGTTCCTATCAAGAAACCGGCTATTAAAGATATGGCAAGTGCATGAGAGATTAGTTGTACTGTATGGGATGTTTTTGATCTGTTTAGCAGCCTATCAAGATCGGCATTTTCGGTAACAGAATCAAATCTCACGTATAAACTGGAACCTATTACAGATATATCTATTGCTAATAAAATTAGCAAGACAATCGCAGCCATCTTTATTTTGTCAAAATTTTCAACGATTGCATGATTATCCATCTTAAAATATGCTATTACGGCAGCAATAGCACCTATATAGATAAAGTCTAGTTTCAAATAACTTCTTGATAAATCGTGTAGATCCTTAATTAATTCGAGCTTTTTCTCAGTCATTTTGATTTTTTAAAACCTCTAAAATAAATTAGACCAAAGCTACAATGTTGTATCGCCATCTTTACTTAATCATCACATATTAATAATGCCTGGCAATGACCAGACGTTCAGTCACAGCACTCAATCATAAAGCCAGCGTCCCGCTTTAGCTGAATTAATCAGCATCCCGACAGTGAAATCCGGAACCTGCACGGGTTCTGTTTTTTTGAAAGGGTTCAGGGATACGGGAACATCCGGGTAATAGGTCTTGATAGAGAAAGAGCCTTGCTCTACGTCAAACTCATCAAAGAACGCATTCATCAACTCTTCAGCTTCGTCATCTTCGAAATTTAAATCAGTGTCCAAATCCGTTTCGGGAGTCAGCGTCGGTTTTTTGAAGATGTAGGATCCCGCATGCTTGAGGACGAATGCATAAATGCGTTGCTCAATATCGCTTACCATATCTTGTCATTGCCTCGCGCAATCGCGTTGTAGTGAGTCACAGTATTAAATGCGATCGTTGATACGTCAGCGGCCAAAATTATCCAGCCAACAACCGGCACAGCGCGGCCAACAAAGGTACCGATTTTCGCCACCATGCGTATTTTTAATGTTGAAGGAGGGTAGCCGCCGATAACGGAAGGGAGTTTAATGCCGAGAGGGAATTTCGCCTTGCCGAACACCTTGCGGGAGGCTTCGGAAGCGTAGGAGGTACCTTTTATCGCGCCGCCGGGTTTAGTGCGTGTTGGTACCACATTTCGCCCTGACAGGATCGCGACGATGGCGGCGAAATCATCAACTCCAAGCTGGTCGGCCACCTGCTCACAGAAAATTATAAACAGCAGTTCGCTGGCTGTGAGGTTAGAATGCCCGGCATAAAAGTATGTTCCATTAAGTTGTTCAACAGTATCCATTTGTTATCGTCCAGTGAGAAGCACAACGACATTAATCCTGGACGATAAATTATGGTGAGTCCAGCATTTGTCAATACTTACCCGCGGGTGGTTCCGGCCAGCTCACATCTGGTACGGTGGTTGTATCAACAGCATTCACAGCGTCGATATAATCCAGTACAGCATTCAGTTTCGTCGTTTCCGCATCCGTCAGTGTTCTGCCAGCCTGCAATTTTAGCTGAATGACACTGATAGACTGCATTGCAGTGTCAACGAGTTGCTGTGCGTACAGCCCGGCGGTGGCGACCTCTGCCGCATGTTGCGCGTCAGTATCTGTCACCCACTTGCTGCCATCCCATTTGTCGTATTGTGTAGCCGGTGCCGCAGTGACAAAACCATCCTTAATCGCGCCAATATAATCAATTTCTGAAGCTGTAAGGTCTGATGTTGACCAGACCGTTTTGCCGCGATGGTCTTCTTTTGGCTCCCACTTATTTCCCGCGAATACAGGTATGTAACCATTAGCGGGAGCACCGGGATCGATATCTGTTGAATGTGCCGGGAGACCAATGCCAACATGCAGATACTCATCACTTGATCCAGTGTATTCGCCGGTTTGTGCTGAGAAGTTATAAACGGTGATATTCCCTTCCCGGGTAGCAATTTTGGTTTTATCAAGCACTGCTGAAGCCATTATGCAGCCCTCACGATGTAGTTAAATGCGACGTTACGCGGACGGGTCTCACTGGAGGAATCCCCCTGCCAGGATGAGGCAACCCCCATAGTTGAGTTTGCATAACCTAAAGCACCACCACTGTTTGTGCTTTCTTCCATAGTGCCACCATCCCCTGCTGATGCCTGAGGGCTGTATTTCACCGCTCTCGAATTACTTTTACCTAATGCCGCCCCCGTCCAGAGAGACAAAGCATGTTGGTGTTCAGTAAACGCATGCCCCTGCGAGGACAGCAAAGCACGTCCGGCGTCAACGCCGCGCCCGTCATCCCAGCCGCGAATGAATTCGCCACGCAGGTCAGGCAGCACAAGAGCGGGGTAAGCCAGTGCCAGCTTCGGATATTGTGCGGCGGTAAATGTCGCGCCGTTGCACTTAAGCCAGCCTGCTGGCGGTGTGGATGTGGGCCACGGTACAGGTGAGCCTACAGGCAGAGCTGAGCCATCGCCTAAACCAAGGTATTCAAGAAGAGCCGCGACCGATTTTCCCGATAACGCAGTGAGAGTGCTGTCAAGCGGCTGCTTTCCCGCCAGGGCATTTGTCATGGTAGTGGCAAAGTTCGGATCGTTACCCAGCGCGGCGGCCAGTTCATTCAGCGTATCCAGCGCCGCCGGGGAGGAGGCCACTAATGTGGCGATGGCCGCTTTAACAAATGCGGTGGTTGCCAGTTGCGTATCGTTTGCCGTCTGTGCTGCCGTGGGCGCTTTGGGGGTTCCGGTAAAGTTCGGGCTGGCAATCGGCGCATATTGGGTGTGCGGGTTGCTGGCTGCAATATGCTGACTCAGCAGGTTATCTGCATAAGTTTTTACCTCGATCACCCTGTTATCGACGTATTGTCGTGTTGCCAGCACCACGGCAGGATCAATCTTCAGCGTGACTGCGGATGTGGACGACACGATCAGTACCATGCGAATGGTCTGCGTACGCCCGCTACCTTCCTGTAACAGTGGCTTATAGGTTTCCGGGCAGTTAGCCACGGCAACCAGCACGCCGCTGTCGTCATAAAGGCCGATTTCACGGATCCAGTATCCGCCTTCGTTTTCCGGTATCACCTGCTCAGCGATAATCTGGCTGCTGTTGTTGGGGTCAATCGACAGCATATTCAGTGCCGCGATGCGTTTCTGGTTAATCAGCGCAGTCTGGGCCGGGTCAGGGGTGGGTAGTACCCCATTGGCATCGCCAACCGCCATCTGCGTGATGTTGAGTGTCGTACCGAGTGCCGCCGCATTCGCCAGCCGCGCGGCGCCCTGATTGGTCAGAATGGCAAAATATTTTGCTGTCATGCGTTAACTCTCGTGTTCTCTATCAAATGTATGGCCGAAGCCGGGTAATAATCACCGCCAACGGCGATCTCTTCCGGCAGGTAGGGGTAAACCGTCACCGCTGCGCCATCAAACGTGGCGGCGCCAACGTATAATTCACCGGCGCTCTGGAGCTGGATCGACAGCCCGATCAGATGCCTGCTCAGTGGCTTCGCATCCTGAATCAGCCGCTCAAGTTCCTGATACGTTTCCTCAGTGATGCCCTGTTCCTGCACACCGATATCCAGCCGGAAAGTGCCTGGCTCTTCGCCGGTCTGCCACCATTCAGTTACCCGAATCAGAAAGCCGAACGGCTCCACGACACGGCGCAGCGCGTGGATGGTTCCTTTCTGGCGATGAACCATAAAGGCGGCTCTGATGACGGCGCGCTTTGTTTGTTCCGACCAGTTTTTGTCCCAGCGATCAACTGACAACGCCCAAGCGAGATAGGGCAGGAATATCACAGGGCACTCATCCGGATCCCAGAGCTTGTGAAGCTCGACGGGGATAGCATTAATCCTTGCCGTGGCGGTTTCGGTGCGGCGCAAAAACTGACTGGCGGTGGGTGGCAGCAGGCTGTTACTCATTGGTGCCTCCCTGGCTGATAGTGGTGCTTACGCACACCGCTGATTGCGTGTCATCGATCACGATATCTGCGGCAGGGGTTGTCAGTTCAACACGCTGCACACCCTGGACATGTAACGCGGCCATCACTGCACTACGCGCAACATCCCGCCCGATTTTCCCCTGGGCTGCCAGCCATGCTGCCAGTGAGTCCTGCGCGGCTGTCAGAATGGGTTCGGATTCCGGCCCCGGATAGAGATAAAGCGTGGCGTCAATCTCATAGATGACGATCTCCGCACTTTGTACCGTAAGGCGATCACCCACCGGGCGCCGGTCTTCTGCTGACAGTGCTGCATTCACGACTGCCAGTAACTCCGGTGAAGCCGTGCCATCACCTTCAGTTGATAACACCGACACCACAACCACGGCAGGAGAGGGGCTGACTGCTTTTGCGTCTGCCACTTTGCCGCTGGCGCTTCGGGCGTAATATTCATAAGCCCCCGTTGGCCCGGCCACGCTCAGTCCTTCAAATGCGGTTTGCGCACGCAGGCGCAGGGCCGTATCACTCTCCATTACGGCATCGCTCGTGTCTGTCTCCGGTGTGATTTCAAGCCTGGCGGTGTTGAGGTTGGCGGCCAGATTATCCAGATCGGTGGACGCGGCGTGACTCAGCATGCAGGCGGCTGCCCCCTCGTTTATCTGCTGGCGTAACATCATCTCCCGGTATGCCACGACCTGCGCAATGACATTCAGTGGCTCAGATTCGAATCCCAGCGCAGCGGTTATTGCAGACTGCTGATCTGCCGGGAACGCGGCGATAATGACGGCTTTTACATCCAGTAAAATCCCCTCGAAATCCAGCGTTTCGATAATTTGCGGCTGCGGTAGCTGCGATAAATCAACCGTTGCCATTACTGTCGCCCCTGAGTGTTATGGTGGTGGCCTGCTGTTCCATGGTTTCCGTCAGCATACCTGACATATTCGCTGTTACCGCGCCGCCCGCAGAGAAAGCCACGTCCACGGTGCTCAGCGCTATTCGTGGCTCCCACGTTGCCAGCGCGATGACGATCGCGCTCATCAGCTGCATGCGGGTAACGTTGTTCTGTGGGTTATCGATAAGATCCTGAACCAGCGAGCCATAGTTACGGCGCATCAGCCTGGATCCAATCGGGGTGCGGAGGATATCGCTTACCGACTGCCAGACATGATCGGCATCGGTAAGCGTTCCCGTCCCGTCCGGGTTCATACCGGTATAGCGCGCTGTCATTGCGTGCCCTCCGTCCAGCTCCCGCCCCGTTGCACACTGCCGTGCTGATGGTTGTCCACCTGCACACCGTTTGACGTGAACGTCCCGCTGCCGTGAGTGAAATTCCCCTCCAGATTGCCTCCCTCTGAGACGGTGAACGTCCGGGTTTTCAGCAGGCTGGTACATTCAACAAGCGGCGTATCCAGAGTGACGCTGACAGCCGCTTCCAGCCTGGCGGTTTTGATTCCGGAGACGGTCAGCGCCCCGGCGCTGGTGTCGTAATGAAACCGTGCGCCGTCTGGTGCAGTCATGACCATCTCGGTTGCTGATGCACCCGGAGCCGGGTTGTCATTGCTGTACAGGCTCCCGCCAATAATGGCTGTTTCGGGGTTCCCACCCATGCACAACAACCAGACCTGCTCCCCCACAGAAGGGGGAAGCCATACGCTGAATGCGCCCGCGCGCTGTGCATTCCAGCGAAGCCAGGTGGTGGTGAGTCCGCCGCTTTCCACGCGCACGCGCCACCGGCTCACATCGATCTCAGTTACCGTGCCGGTGCGGACAACGTTTTCCAGCAGACGGATCAATTCAGCAGCATCCACTATTGCACCCCCAGCGAATCAATCACCTGACGGGCGATTGCCATGCGGTCAGCTTTGCTCAGCCCCAGCAACTGGCGGCGTGGATAGGTTGCCACCGCACCGCTTTTGTTCACTTTGTCGCGCAGGCCATACTGGTGCACGCGGGCGATCCTCGCTGCCACTCCGGAAAAGCCAACAGTCGCACCGTCAGTGTCAGCACGCGCTTTCAGAAACTGTGCCGTTCGCAGACGACGGAACATCGGATCGGGCTTCGTGGTATCACGGCGAACCTCCGTAAAACTGACATCAAGATAGCGCTCAATGTCTGCCCGATAGAAAGTACGCACCGCACCACGCTCTTCATCAAACCCCGTCAGCATACGGCCACGACTGCCCCGGCTGGCCTGCCAGTTTTTCAGGTGCCGGGTTTCACCGTTCCAGATAAAACTGATGCCAGCCTGTGAGCGCAGAACGCGTCGGCGTCGCTTCTCAAACTTGCTGCCGTCCGGGGCTTCCTGCCGTCCGATGCGCTGGCTCTGACTGCGGCGAAGGGTGGTGGCAATATTTCTGGCTGTGCGCAACCGGCCCGCCGGAGCTATCCCGGCCAGGATGGCGGCAAACACATCATCAAGCTGCTGAAACAGCGCGATATCATCCCTCATGGCACGACCTCACCGGCATCCGGATCAAGGAAAACGGCATCCCACTCACCATGGCAAAATCGCGGGCGGTCTTCCGGCAGATGTGTCGCCACGGCAACACCACTCTCATTACTGACCATGACTCGCTCCCATACCGGGAGCGTAAACAGGATATCGGCTGCGTCATCGCTCAGTATGTCGGCCTCAAATTCAATTTTTCTGTTGCTGTCAGGGTTCAGCAGCAAATCGGGTTGATGCTTCCAGACCCAGGCCAGCAGGGGGAGCATGAGATCATCGACATGGCCGGGAAACTCCATCGCCAGCACTTTGATTTCGTAGCGGTACATAAACGAGCTTTCACCGGTTGCCTGAATTTCAATAGCGCCTTTCTCCGTCCAGACCGTGATTTGTTCTGGCCTGGCTCTGCACCACTCATTACCGGCAATCAGCGCCCCGCGCAGCAGTTCTGTTTTTTTCATGGCCTTGCTCCTGTAAGCCCGGTTTGCGTACTCTGCTGCGCCCGCTGCTGTTCTATCTCGCGAATGCCCGCCAACTGATTATTTGCCGTTTCGACAGCCGCCAGCAGTGGCTGTATCCATAACACGGCCTGGCAATAGGTCAGCGTGCCGGGGGCAGCGGTGCGATCACCGGCTGTGTCAGGCCCGGCGGGAGCGGCACCGAGGGCGCTGGCACGTAAACGGTTTGCGTACCCGAGCAACCCGCGAGCAACACTGACAGGAACAGCAAAATCACAGGTTTTTTCATGGCGGAGGATCTCCCGGTATTCGATTAAGGCTTCATCCGAGCTGGCACTGGTGAGCGCACTGGCATGTGCGGCATTCGCTGCGGTCTGATTGAAGCGATTGATATTGAAAACCTGAGTCGCAATCGCCTCGCGCTGTAGTGCGTTATCAGACGCTAGCACACGCTTATCGCTTTCCGCTGCGCTCAGGTCTGCTCTGGTGGAAACCAGCCACACTGCGAGCGTGGCGATAATTACCAGCGCTGTTGCGCCTGCAATGATCGTAATGCGGTTCATTTCTGGCCCCACAGACACACCTCGCGCTCAACTTCGCGACGATTCATCAGCCCTTTCCACTTTTTGCCGCCAGCGTAAATCCACTGACGCAGCCCGTCACAGGCGGCCCTGTAATTACCGGCATTAAGCTGACGCAACAACGCGGAGCGCTCAAACGCTGTAACACCGACGTTGTAACTGAACGTTATTAGCGCTGCTTTCTGGTACTCGCTGGCGGGCACCTTAACGGAGCGATCCACAGACTGCGCGAAAGGCACAAGGTCATTTTGCAGAAGTGCACGGCATTCGGTTTCGGTGTATTTTTTACCCGGAATAATGTCCCTGCCTGTGTGCCCGTAACAGACGGTAAGCACGCCAGCAACATCGTGGTAAGGTGCGTACCGGACGCCCTCCAGCTCAGGGAGCATCGTCCCGGCAATAGCCAGCGCGCCAGCGCCGGTCATCCCTGCCAGCTTATTTCGCAGTGCGGGTGATATCGCCATTATTCACCTACCTTTTCCAGCGCCTTGACAGCCACCTGCACTGCCGCCGGGCGCTCATGTGAGGGCTTATCTTTCACCTCGTTGAGGTAGCCACTCAGCATCTGCGTACGCTTTTCATCTTCCTTACGGCGGCGGCGTGCATCCAGCCGCCCGCTGACATAAGAGGCCAGGGAAATAATCAGCCCTGCTGCACCAAAGAACATGTACACCAGATCCTGTGTGGTAAATCCTATAGCTGCCGCCAGCGCGGCAATCCACGCAAAGATCTGCGTGAAGATATTCCCGGAATCATTCATTTTCATGCGCTCCTGCCTCGCTACGTGCGTAAGCCGACCGATTGATTAACTCCATAGCTGTACGGTCTCCGTGGCTGTCGGTTCGCTGACTTCGGGTAATTCCACCTCCTGACCGGCGGTCAGAAAAAGCTGGGCGGAAATGCCCTTATTGGCCGACACCACGGCCTCGGTCACGCCGCGTGTCAGGCCGTAATGCCGCTGGCACAGCAAATCCACGGTATCCCCCTGCAATGCTTTGACCTTCATCAGAAAGCCTCCGTGAAATTGCGTGTGGCGCCACGGATATCCGCAATAGCCCAGCGCACATCGCGCCAGAGATCCTGCGCCTGAGTGGAGAGGGCAACGGCGCGTTTTTCACCGGCATCGCCGGTGGTATCAACATCGCGAAAAGTCTCAAGCAGAAGGGCGCGGGCGCAACTGAATACCGCGCGGCGGTAGCGGTGGATCTTCACGCTCTGCCCGTCAACCTGCATGGCCGGGACGGCGACCAGCGAGGCATAACCCGCAGCAATCTGTTCTCCCTGCCATGACGCCAGCTGCTCTGATACGTGGATCACCGCTTCCGTCACCACATGTTTGAGACGGGTGGTGGTCACGGCACCATTGATACGCATTTCAAGGCGTACATCACTCAGGGCGATTTCCGGCCAGAACGAACCGGCAGTGACTTTTTCGCCACCATCATTGACGTCCGGCACATCTTCCGCAGAAGGTGTGACGGCGCGACCCGCTACAAAGCTCATCGTGTAGTCTCCTGAAAAGGTGGCGGTGAGCGGACGGAAAAAAGTAAACGCCAGGCGCTACAGATTTCCGCCCGCGCCGCCAGCGCACGGGGCGCAAGTCGGTTATTTCGTCTTCTCTGTCGTCGCTTTTCGTTTTCGGGGTTGCCCGCCTGACTTCGCGCCGGTGCGTGCTTTTGCACCTGCGTTGCGCCGGGTTCGGGTTGTAGTTTTTTCGGCGACAGTGGCAGATTGTTCTGCGATGCCGTCCGCTGCTGCGGAAGCTGGCTCCGTGCTACCTGAACCTGTGTCAGTTGCGGCACTGGCATTACCCGTGTCATCTGTTGCGCTGTCAACGGAACCGGCTGTTGTGCTGGCTTTTTTAACCACACGCGCCAGGCGTTCGATCTCTTTTTTCACCCCGGCCCCGGCATCAAGCGTCAGCGCCTTACGCAGCAGGGAAAGGGCGGTTTCCTGCTCTTCGGCTGTGCCGCTTCGCAGTGCAAATGCCCTCGCTTTGCAGAGCTTGGCGCGAACCACATCCGGCATATCGCTGTTTGCGGTGATCTCTTCGACGTCATCGAGCACCGCCAGATAAGGCGTTATGTCGGTGCTGTCATCGGCCTTGACCTGCACCAGAATGGGATCGCAAATTTCGTCAACCAGTACGGTGGCGGGCGTGCGGTTAAAGCGGTCTGGCATCAGCAGGTTGTGGGAGACGACATAGCGCCCGATACGCACGGCCAGCGCGTAATCGCCTGCGTCCACCGCCCATACCATCAGCGTGGTGATCACTTCATCCTGCCGTCCGCTGCCACCTGTCAGTGTTCCCTCGATCCAGCCCTCATAATTGGGAAGTAACTGGCGCTTCATGGCGGCTTTTGCCTGGTCGGACTGCACTTTGCGCAATGCACTCTGATCCATGCGCAGCCGGTGCAGGATTTGTTCGTGTGCCGTGCGTGCCGTGTCGGTCTGCTCGTCGGTTTTGCCATGGCGTTCAGCCATGACCTTCTGAAAATGTTTTTGTGCCGGTGTCAGCATGGTTCTGTCCCCGAGTGAAGCGGGCCGCAAAGCGCAGCCCGCCCGGTGTTACGCGCCGCCCTCAGCCGCTTCGGCGAAGGTGATCCCGTCGATAAACGCCACTGCGCCATAGTCTTCAACAATGAAATCGTCATTGGATGACTGGTAAGTTGCGACGCGGTTGTACTCCGGCTCTTCCTTGATAGTCCGGCGCAGGGAGCCGCGCTGGAAATAGAGCGACAGGTTTTTGAACGGCGTGATGAGGATGCCGTTGCCGGGGAAGTAGGGCGCGATGAAGGTCGGCATATTTCCCACACGCTCCTGCGACACAATGAGCTGCCCCGCCAGCATTTCTGTATTGGGATTGGTCTGGCTCATGGCATTGATGGTCGGGAAATTACTGGTCGTCAGCAGGTCGCCAGCGAGGATCACCACGTTGTCAGGGTTGCGCTTGTGCCACTCATCCATAAGGCTGTTTTTGGCGTCGTATACCGCTGCCGTCAGGTTGCCGTATGTCCCGGCGGCGACAATTTTGTTGTCCTGATCGCGGGAAGTGACTGTCACGCCCGTGATACGACGATGCGGGGCTTCATTGCGGATTTTCTGCAACCAGCCAATGCCGCAATCCTGCAGCAGCGGGTTCGCCGCGCGGTCAGAGGGATCGGAATAGCTTGCCCCGTTGAAACCGATCATGATGCGGTCAAGTGACATCTGACGGGCCATTGCGCTGCTGATCAGCGGCTGAAAGTTTGGCTGATGCGCCCAGGCATCAAGCTGCGCGTAAGAGATACCGTAGTCGTAGTTGGTCTTGCGGCAGAGGTAGCCGTAAGGATCCATGTTGTCATTGGATGCCGGGTTGCGGCGCGTGGTAGTGCTGTTGTTCACCCCGGCCAGCGGCCCTTTACTGCCGATCAGGATTTTCTGGCCGATCTGCTCATCAACGCCGAAGACATTAATTTGTTTCAGAAAGGCGTCGCTTTCCTGTGCCGCAGCCTCAAGGCGCTGTTGCGCAGTCGGATCAACGCTGAACTGTGCCGCGACAGCGGCGGCTGTCACGCCGTTAAGCTGCGCCTGCCGTGCCACATACTGATCGAACAGTTGACGGGTATTATTTCTCATCTCTTTCTCTCTCGTTGCTGATATCAGTAGTCAGCCAGCTGCGCGTTATCACCACCGCTGGCAGGCGGGCGGCGGCTGAAGTTGCCGTCCGTGGTTTCAAGTTTCTGGCGCAGTGCGGCCAGATCGGTTGTCAGCTGCTGAATGGCGGCTTTGTCCTGCGCGCGGCCCTGCTCAACGCTGCTGAACTGGTCACTGAGTTCAACCTGTGACTGCGCCACGGCCTCAACAGCCTGATGCACCTGGCTGAATCGCTCATCGTCGGTCTTCTGGCCTTTGCCAAGGATGCCCATGACGCGGGAAAACCACTGTTTGCTCTCATCGCTGCGCTGACCGGAAAGCTCGATCACTTCCGCCTCAATGGCTTCGGTGATCATTGGCGGTTCCGCCTGCTGATTGTTGAAAGCCATCACCTGCGCACGTTGCTGAGCAGCAAATTTCAGGCGTTCAGTGCCAAGGCTGGCGGGCGTGTCTGTCATCGCCAGACCCATCACATAGGCCTTGCCGTTGAGCGCAAACTGCGGGTGCAGTTCAATGCTGGAATAAACCTTTTGCCCTTTGTCGGTCATTTGCTTCATACGGTCGGATGCTTCAATCTCCGCATAGAGCGCGGTGCGCCCGGCCAGCGGCCCGGTGGTAATATCCTCGGCGCTTAATGCGGTCACATCGCCCATCGCCCCGAAATCACTGCCCGGATAAGGCGAGAGGTAATGCTCAATGTTGACGCGCGCCCCGTACACTTCCGGGTTGTAATTCGCTGCTGCGTCGTGGAGATGTTCCGGCTTAATTTCGCGGCCATCGACGGTGGCCCCGGAGACAGCAACACGGAATTTTTTGCGGGTTTTCGTTGTGCCAGCCATGTTCGTTTGCTCGTTGTGGGTGAGTTCAGCGAAATGATGGCAGGGGTGGCATTGCCGCCTCAACGCGTTGTTGTTGTAGGGGAAACACAACAACCAGAGGTGCGGGAAAACATCCGCGCGCGCGGGTTAATCTCCCCGGCATACAGCGAGGAGAAGCGAATGTCGGTTGAGGAAGCGTTTATCAGGCAGCGGGCAAGACAGCTCTACTGGCAGGGTTACCCGCCAGCAGAAATCTCACGCCTGATGGGGATCAATCAGAACACAGTCTATGCCTGGAAAAAGCGCGACGAGTGGGACGATACGCCACCTATCCAGCGTGTCACCACATCCATTGATGCGCGTCTGATTCAGCTGACCGGCAAGGATAAAAAGACCGGCGGTGACTTCAAGGAAATCGACCTGCTGACACGACAGCTTAAAAAGCTGGATAACGGCACCCCGGCCACGCAGCCGAAAAAGAAGCTGCGCAAGAAACAAAATGCTTTCTCGGAATCGCAGATTGCGGCGCTGCGGGAAAACATTCTTGGCTCGCTGCACTGGCATCAGCGCGGCTGGTTCGACAATCACAATCACCGCAACCGCGCCATACTGAAATCCCGCCAGGTGGGCGCCACCTGGTATTTTGCGCGCGAGGCGTTGTTGCGTGCGCTGTCTGACGATGTGAAATACAAACATCAGCGCAACCAGATCTTCCTTTCCGCCAGCCGCCGTCAGGCGTATCAGTTCCGTAGCTTTATTCGTTCTGCCGCTGAGGAAGTGGACGTTGAACTGAAGGGCGGCGACATGATCCAGCTGGCGAACGGCGCAGAGCTGCATTTTCTTGGCACCTCAGCCGCAACGGCGCAGTCGTACACCGGAAATCTCTATTTTGATGAGTTTTTCTGGGTGGGGCAGTTTGCCAACCTGAAGAAAGTGGCCGGGGCAATGGCAACCCTGAAAGGGCTGACACGCACCTATTTTTCCACACCGTCAGCAGAAAGCCACGAAGCCTATCCGTTCTGGAGTGGTGAAGCGTTTAACAAAGGCCGCAGCCATGGCAAACGGATTGAGTTTGACACCAGTTGGAAAACACTCAACAGCGGCCTGATGTGTCCGGATAACATCTGGCGCCAGATTGTCACTCTTCAGGACGCCATCGATCACGGGTGGGATCTCACTGACATTGAGGAAATTCAGCAGGAGAACAGCCCGGAGGAATACGACAACCTGTATGGCTGCGTGTTCATCAAAAACGGCGAAACCGCTTTCGATTACAACCAGTTGCTGAGTTGTGGTGTTGACGGGTTTGACGACTGGCCCGACTGGAAACCGTACGCCATGCGCCCGATGGCAGATCGCGCGGTGTGGATTGGCTATGACCCCAACGGCGCCAGCGGCAAAGGTGACAGCGGGGCAATATCGGTTAATGCGGCGCCGCTGGTTCCCGGCGCCAAGTTTCGTACCATCGAAACCCAGCGCATACGCGGCATGGAATTCGAAGCGCAGGCGCAACTGATCATCAACATGCTGACTCGCTACAACGTCCAGCACATCGGCATTGATGGCAGCGGTATCGGCGAAGCGGTTTATCAGCTCGTGAAGAAGAAATTTCCGGCGGCTGTGTGCTACCAGTTTTCGCCCGCCAGCAAGCGCATGCTGGTACTGAAAATGCTGCAAATGATCCGCGCCGGTCGCTGGGAGTATGACCGGGGAGAGTATGACTTGATCACCGCGTTCAGCGCGGTGCGAAAAGTGGTCACACCGGGCGGCGTGATCACGTATGACACTGACCGCGCCCGTGGCGTCAGTCACGGTGACTTAGCCTGGGCGACCATGCTTGCCACTATCAACGAACCGCTGGGCGCTGACGGCGGCAATACCATGACCGTTATGGAGTACTGACTTTGATCCCAAAAAAATATCCCGGCGCGCGGCAGCATTCCGGGGAACAGACAGACCTGGTTTCTGCACTGAAAACCCAGCCGGGACTGAGTTCTTTCACCTTTGACGGGCCATGGCCGGTCACGTCATCTTATGACCTGCTGGACAGTATGTATTGCGCCAACAATGGCCGCTATTACGAAACGCCGATCAGCTGGTATGGACTGGCGCGGCAGTTTGGCTATGCGAGCTGGCACCAGTCTGCGCTGATGTTCAAACGCAACGTGCTGGCCGGGTGCTTTATCCCGCACCGGTTGTTGTCCCGCCAGGTGTTCTCTGCCTTTGCGCTTGACTGGTTTGTGTTCGGTAACGCCTATCTTGAGCTGCGATCAAATCTGCTTGGCGGCCCGCTGGGGCTGCGCCATTCACTCGCCAAGTACACCCGGAGGGGTTCCGATCTCGATACCTACTGGTTTATTCAGGCTGGCCTGGATGATCACCAGTTCAGGACTGGCTCAGTGTGCCACGTCATCAACCCGGATATTCACCAGGATATCTACGGTATGCCGGAGTATTTTGCAGGGCTGCTGTCGGCTAACCTGTCGCACTCGGCTGACAAATTCCGCAAGCTCTACTACGACAACGGCAGCCATGCAGGTTGCATTGTTTACGTGAACAGCGCCATTGCCGATCAGGAAAGTCTCGACAAGCTCAAGAAAACGCTGACGGATACGCGGCGGGGTGGGGCATTCAAAAACATCCTGCTGCATGCGCCTGGCGGCGGTAAAGACTCGGTTCAGATCCTGCCGTTCAGCCAGATATCGGCAAAGGATGAGTTTATCGGCGTTAAGTCGGCAACACGCGATGACATTCTGGCCGCGCATCGCGTACCGCCGCAACTGATGGGCGCCATTCCGGAGGGTAATGGCTCATTCGGCGATGTGGAGAAAGCTGCCAGGGTGTTTGCCATCAATGAGCTGACACCCGTGATGGAAGCCATGAAACACGTTAACGACTGGCTGGGCGAAGAGGTGATCCGTTTCAACCCTTATGCACTTCTCTCCGACAGCGCCTGAGCATTCCGGCAGACACCATCAGGAGTGGTGGTGTTTCGTTTTCACTCCCGAAAATACTTCTAATTTTTTCACCTTCCGGCACTGCCCGCTGCCTGTAGGGCATCGTTTCCCGTACCCCTCACAAGACGCGATGTAAGCCGCTCTGAGGCTGCATTTTCTCATCCATCTCTGTGCAAGGCCAGAGTGAGTGTGCGGCCATGCAACGCGGCTCAGGCCGCGATTCCGGAGGTATACGACCCCCTGTCTGCCCCCCAAAGCGCGCGCTTGCTCCCCCGCCTCGCCTGCGCGCTGAACGTGCCTCTTTTTGTGCACTTTTGAAATCAGGCCGGAGTCACGCCAGAACTGACGTGAAATAGGATAAATAGCATCAAAAAAATTGTGCAAAGCTGTGCACACTCTTGCAGTAATTGCACCTAAAAAAATGAGTGGTCGTTGTAAAATTAAAATATGTCAAAGGACGGATGAATTCTTAAATCATCTCCTTTTTAGTGGTAACTCACGGGGGATACTTAAACCTCCAGAGGACTTACGTTTGTTCTCCTCATGATGAACGCACATAGATAAGTAAATTATGGAATTTCTTACAAGCTCGAACATGTCATATAGGCGAATCATGAAATCCTCTTCAGATATATGAAGGGAAAATTTTGAACGTTGCTCTTTGTCTTTTGATTTCATCGTGAGATCATCCAGCGCTTTAATTAGAGTATCTTTTTCAATTAGTAAATTTTCAAGTGATGTTGATCTGTCGTTATGGGCTTTGTCTTTTATAAGTTTAGATGTGATTGATATTTTTTCTTTTAACTCGCTTATTTCTTTCTTTATTGCTTCATGCTTTTTGTTTTTATATGGCTCGTCAGATTGATAAAGTGTAAAACCAAAATCATCTGAAATACCAAAGGATTTGTGTTCTATTGCATTTCTTATATCTGAGAAAGCCTTCATGTCTGGGTCTAACCAATAGGAAAGTTTATCATCAATCAAACCTTTCGGGTTGGTGTCTCGGAAATCCTTGAGAATATAAAAAAGGGCATGTACAAAAATGTTATCACTTCCTTTGATTTTTTCATTGGGTTTTAATAATCCATTTGATATATCACCAAAGACATTTTGGAAGTATATTTTAGAACCAACATCTCTTAACCCAAGATATGCATTGAGGAAATATGCAATTTTGTCAAAAATTGAAAATAGAGTTTTGAATGCAGATTTAAGGTGCTGCCCTTTAATATTTGTCAAAGAATAACTAAAGTCCTCTATATGACTATATGTTGAGTTGAAGAAATGATTCTTATCATCTGGTATTGATTCTGAAATAAATGTCAAATAACGAGCATAACAAAAATCATTTTTAATCTCATCATATAGTCCGTGAAAGATGAGTTCTTCATTTAATGTTAAAATATCGTTTATCTTAAAACTCATGTCAGGAAGTGAGAATATATCTTGGAAAACCAGATCAAATGTATATATGTCATTTAAATCGTTGATGAATAATCTTTTTTCTGCACTCCATTCTAGATAGGCTCGATTGATTTTTGTTTTAACTTTCTCTACATAGCTCTTATCTAGCTGAAAATCTTCTTCAGTGAAACTTTCTTCAAACCATCTGTAGAACCTCATCAACTCACCGTCATCATGATATGCAGAGCGTTGGGAACTGTGAAGCTCGTCAATCTGTGCAAGGCCTGAGTTGATTAGTTTATGAGCGTGGTAATAATGGTGATATCTATGTGAGTCGTCGTAAAGACAATTTGCGATCTTAAGTTCGTTAAGGGCTTTACGGATAATGGCTACTGGATTATTATCAATTGATATTGCTTTATCCCAATGTTTTCTTCCACATAAAATACGACCCTGTGAAACTAGATTATTTGCAAGATTAGTTTCAACCAAACTTCGTAACTTTTTGTTGTTTTCATCTTGGGCGTCGTTTGATTCAAGCAGGTGCATTGCCTTTCTATAATGTAAAATACCCTTTGATACCTCATCAGAATACCAATTGCTATTTGTTATAATGTTGAGGTGGGAATAGCAATTTCCTAATGTATAGTGGAAGCTGGCGTTCGTTAAATAATGGTCAAAGCTAAAATCGACACGCTCTAGTGAACAAATAAATAAATGGATGTCATTTTCATTCCTTTCATCAATTAGTTCATCAGCGCGGCGTGCCAGAAATTGCATTGTAGCATTGTCGATAATGATTGTTTCGCTCATGGTTAAACTGGATGATTTTAAAATATATGTGAATAATATGGCACTGCTCTTATCGAATATCAAGGGGGGATATCTTCAGTACAAAGCACGGGCAAGACGTATTGCTTTGTTTTTGATTAGAATTCTAATTATTCTAACTGGTTATAGGTCAACTGCACTTTACCGCTGCTTTCCAGCGATTGAGCAGATTACTTGTTTTGTTTTTTGACAGCGTTCTACGCCAATGCTTATTTGAACCCGTAATAACCAATTCTCCCGTGCGCGGGTTTGCACGATACACTGTATCCAGCGCGGTGACTTCCTCCCCGCGCGCCAGCTGTATGGCCTGCACTCGACTGATCTGGATTTTTTTGATCTGCGCCCATACCAGAATCTGTCCCGCCAGTGTTTCTACTTTTGGCGTAAGGGCTTGCTCTCGCTTCCGTAGTTCACATGCAGCACGCAGGTAACTTTCGGCGCGTGCCTGATCATATTCCGTGTGCTCACATGACGTAATGGCGTGCGCCAGCGCCTCAAACTCTTCGGCGGCTGATTTTTTCCGTTCCGATTTGTGGTTTCGGATGCTTTCAGCAATGCGTTTTTTCTGTTCGCGCGTTAATTGCCCGATCGCGATTTGCTCTGGCCCATCCGCGTCATCTGACACCGCTATTTCTGACGGTGCTGCCGGGGGCGGAATTGGTTGTTTTTTCGCCTCGGTACAGTTATTGACACGAGTCCAAGAGGGCGCGGGCGCGCCCTGAAGGTCAACGGCCAAACCCGCGCCATCTGAAACGGGCGGTTTCATCTTCACGATGCAGTAGGTTTTAAGGCGAGTGATTACCGGTTCAATGTTGACCGCGGGCATCACAAGGCCTTTGATCAAACTCTGGTATTCGCCATAGGCGTTGGGTTCATCCTTCATCTGATACCAGATGCGAACGACTAGGTTTTTGCGTGCGACAAATGCGCCGCCTTGCAACTGCACATACTGCTGCCAGTCGCCAGAATCGGCAGCGCGATGAAGCTCGCCGAACAGCGGATTTATGCTGTCTGCCAGCGCCTGATCGTGCATCCGGCGCAGTTCGCGCCACACGGAAACTGGCGCACCGCCTAAAAACTGAAATTGACGAATACCCCAGCAGGAGGCCCAGGCGGTAGCGTGTTTTGCTGTTTCTTTTAACGGTCTGCCGCTTTCGTCGTCGGCTTCGCCATCGAGCGCGTAACCATCAATATTTTTAGAGATGTATTTAACGACATAGCCTGTTGCGCTGCCTTTCTCCGGATCGATATCCTTCATTTCGAAACGCGGCAACTTGCCATTTCTGCCGCGTAGTTCTTCGGCATCTTCGCGGGTGGCGTAATCCTGCATTACCTCGCGCAATTCGCTGACATGCTCCGGGGCGGTGAACAGCAACCCGTGCCAGTGTGGTGTGCCATCGTGATGGGACTCGGCCACGCGAAGCCCGAATACGGGGATTTCTCGGCGGGCCAGCTCGGCGCGTATTTGCTGCCAGATGCGGTTAAGATAGCGTTGTGCCGCGCGTGGGCTTGTGCCGCTCCATTTGGCATTACGATGCCCGAACATACTCCACGCGTGATAGCGTGACGGTGTGGTCAGGGTAAAGAAGCTTCCGGCAAACCCATTTTCATTGGCGATTTTTTCAAAGCCTCCAATGCGCGTCATCAGCTCAATGCGCCGTTTTTCCGGGTTGGAGATGCTTTTATCTATCTGCTCAATCAGCGATATGCGTTCTTTTGTGTCCTGATCTTCCAGCTCCAGCTTGCTCATGATCGCGCGGCTACGTTTACGCCGTGTATCCCACTCGCTGACATGGTGTTTGCTGCAATAGGGCGATATGTCGCGCTTCACGTCACCAAACGCGATATGCAGATGCTCGCGCCAGCGAACTGTGTATTTTCTTAATGCGCGATGCCACCAACGAGAATCCAGCATTTTACTGATCGCAGTAGCGAGTTCTTCGAGGCGCAACTTACGTTTGCCCGAGCCGGGTGGCGTCTGCCGAAAATAGAGAGTCAGGCGCGCGGCTTCGTTATACAGCCATACCGCTGACTGGCGGTCATCCAGTGCCGCTATATCGTCGTTTACTTCGCTGAGAACGCCTGTCATGTAGATGGCGATATCCTGCGCCATCAACTCCACGTCTTCGGCTGAGTAATCCGGCAGATTATTAAACCGGCGCGTTAATTCCCCCAGGTTCTTAAACGTGTGGTAAAGCGTATTGAGTTCACTGTATGCCTCGCCATCGCTGTCAACCGGAATGGCATATTGTTCAGTTACAGCCTGAATATGTGGCAGATCTCGCCTGACAATATCCCGCACGGCCAGCCTGGCGATATGGCGGCCTTTCATAGAGTGAATGCTGTCAATGCGCACCGCCAGACGGCGGCGAATGAACAGCGGGAGAGGTTGAAGGGTACGTTTAACCCAGTCTAAAAACTCCTGCTCTTGGCCCAGCTCAACGAGATCAACAGCAGGTGTCTTATCGACGTAAATAGCTTTTCTTGGTTTGTTCCACTCATAGGCGTACCGGGTAGCATCATCAGAACTACCCGGAAAGGGAGGCGGTGGAGAAGGGGCGCGACGGCCACGGTTTTCCGTGGTCATTTTGTTGCCCCTATGCAGCAGAGCGCTTTACTCATGGATGGAGTTCAACGCACTTTTCACAGCCATTAGCAGGATCGAAACCAATCCATGAGGCGTATGGTTTGCCGTTCGAAACGGCGATCACTTCAGTGGCTTTTTTCCCATCGCCAGCAGCAACGCCGATCCCCCGCGATGCGCTGATGCGGTGAAGGGTGAAAGCGCGATACAGGGAGGAAACCAGCATTGTGTTGGCGTTGGATGCGATAACCGGGAAACCTTCCTCCGCCAGTCGCGTTAGCACGGATGCCAGGCAATACTGATCGTCCTCACTGAATCCTTTAGTGTGATATGCAGAAAACACGCCGTCATACGGTGGATCGCAGTACACAACATCGCCGGTCTGTACCATGCACAACGTTTCTTCAAACCCTGCGCAGATAAAGGTTGCGCGTGTGGCTTTATCAGCAAATGCACGTATCTCGGCTTCCGGGAAATAGGGGGCGCGGTAGTTGCCATATGGCACATTGAAACCGCCGCTACCGTTATAGCGGCAAAGGCCACGGTAACAATGGCGATTCAGGTACAGAAAATAAGCCGCTCTTGTGCTGAGCGGCAAAGCAGCATCCTGATTAAATGCGTGCCTGACGTGGTAGTAGTCGTCAGAGGTGGGATAGCTTTCGAAAACGATCTGAGCCAATTCAATGAACCCTTCGCAATCGCTGGCAATGGTGCGATAGAGATTAATCAGATCGGGGTTGATATCAGCGACGAGATAGGCCGGATAGTCAGTTGCCATCATCACAGCGCAGGAACCCGCGAAAGGTTCAACCAGACGCTGACCGCCTGCGGGAAGATGCTGTAACAGGTCGGGCATAATGGCGGCTTTATTGCCCGCCCATTTGAGAATAGTGCTGATCATTTCTTACCCCGGAGATGTTTGTTTTTTGATTCGCTGATGGTCTGGCACGTTACGCACAATTCCACCCCAGGCACGGCAATGCGGCGTGCTTCAGGTATTGGCGCGCCGCAACAATCACAGGTCAGGCGGGAAACGGAAGTTGGTTTGCTGCGGGCGTTCAGGATGTGGCGTTCCCGCTCCTCATACTCGTGTTGCTGTGCAATATCGATTTCGTCCGCCATCAGAGGATCTCTCCGATGGCATTGGCTACGTTGATCGCCTCTTGCCGCAGAAGCTCACTGGCTTCTTTGTAACTGAGCTGGCGGCTGGTAATTCTTCCGGCCAGTGAATCCAGCCTCGCCGCCATGGCTTCCATACGGGCGCGGCGTTCATCCATGCGGGCGGCAGTCAGTAGATCGTTAAGCCGGGCATCATCAGGCCCGATTTTTGTTGTACGGGTTTCGATATTTCGACGTTGCATTTCTTAAGCTCCATATACCGACGATGTGGAAGGGCGCTGCAATTCTTCAATGCAGTGCTGACGCAAGTTCTTAACGAAATCTTCAGCAATAGAACCTTGAGCGGATAATGTGATTTCACCGTCGCGCTGGGTTTTAATTGTTAACCCCTCGTTTTCTATGGCTGGCAAAATAATATGCAGAATGAAATTAAACTGATCTCGTCTCGTCATGATGTTTTCTCTTTTCAGGGATGAGTTAATCCGCCACTGTTTTAAACAGTGGTGAGAGCAGGAACGATTTTTTAAGACCGAATTAGTTAATCAGTTTTTTAATTAATTCGGTTAATGTGATAGCAAATCCTTTATTAACCTTTCGAACATACATAAAAGGTTTATTCAGACCTTTTATAAATTGAACTTTGGCCGGTTCGGGCTTAAAAAATCTCCCGTCCGGAGCTTCGAGCCATCCGCGCGAGTTCTTAAAGTGCGTGACCTGACAGCCATTGCGCAGCAGGCTTGCCAGTGTTGGGCCGTCATCGTGCATTATTGCCCCCTTGCTTTAACATGCTGTCTACCGTTTGTATTGCTTCGGCCAACGCGAAATCGCGGCCAAAATAATTGCCGTCATTAGATATCACATACGTATTTGACATTGTTACTGGATTACGCGGGCACTTTTGAATAGTGAACCCGCGATATACATAACTATGTCGGCTGAGTTGAATTAATTGTCTCATTAACGTGTCCGTTTATTATTCGTTACTAATAATCAGACTCGCCCTGGTTGAGGAGCGCGACTATTCCTTTTTAATACGGCGTGTTTATTGCCTGTGGTGCGGTGATAACTTGCCTTATCACGCATTAATCTGTCGATATAGTGTTTTTCTTCCGGGGTAACCAGGGCGCGGCAGTGAGCTACGGCCTCCCAATATTCCTGAAGCATAATAAAACGTTTCGGGCGTTTAGAGCCGGGCATACCTTCGCGGTGAACAGGCAACTGAGCGCGATCCATCAGATTGCGCACCGATTTGAGCGTGCGTCCTGTGAGGTAGGCGAACTCAACAGGCGTTACAAAAATCTGTTTCTGCAACTCTTCGGTGTTCATATCGCGGATGCTTTCAGCTTGCGAGGTGGACATTTTGCATGTCCTGGCGACGCGCGCCGGGTCTAATGGAAATTGTCTGCTCAGGTCTGGAATTAAAGTGTCTTGCATATCAAACCTCATTGTTTGTTAAGAATTTTGCCGGGATTTTTACCCATGCCCCGGCGCATGGTTTGTGGTAATTTCGTTATGTCGTCTTCCACGAAGAAGCAAACGACATAACCCCCACCACGAAAGGAGCATTTATGTCCGGAGATAATGACTTTCATCGTCTCGATCGGCAGGCACCACCTGTGCAGCCCAAAGAGAACAAATAAAAGGAAATAAAGGATGACCGAACAGCAAGTTTTCGAGCTTAAATACAGAGTTGCGTACAGTTTTCAACTTGAGAAACTCAACGCAATTCTTCATCGCAGAATGGATAAAATTATTTTGTTTATCCAGTTTGTGCTCGGTAGCGCCGTCGTTACAGAGCGTGGGCCTGCCTTTCTGTTCGGCATCCTTGTCGCTGTTCTTGCTGGTTTGCAATTTGTTATCAAGCCAGGGGAAATAGCTGGAGCAGGGAAGCTCCAGGCTCAAAAATACAGCGAGCTTCTTGATGATATTGATTCTGGCAATGTAGATGTAAACACTGTCATGCAAAAAATTAAGGTCATTGAAAAGAGTGATAGCCCTGTAGTCATGAGCCTTAGAGAGCCAGCAAGAAACGCAGCCTCGCTTATGATTGGTGCTGAGAAAGATGGGAAGCTCACCATGCTCGGACGTGTCTTTGCTTGGGTTTGCGGTGAGAACAATATCTGACATAACCTTCCCCATGTAATTGAAACTGTTACAATCTTCTGATCATTCAGTGATTTTTAAAAACTTCAGTGGAAATGATGGGCTGTCAGAGCATGAGAAAGAATCGTTGTCCGTTGGGCCAACGATACTTGCATGATCCGCCAGTACGTCTTTCATCCAATCGAGCACGGCTAATGCTTGTTTGTAATCGCCACCCTTAAAAGTTACCAGGAGGTTGTTGACAGCTTTCTGTACGTTTTTTTCATACAACTGAGCATCAGAGGGACCGTTAAACATGTGCATATACTTTGTGATCTCCAATAAATCTCTTACTGAATGGTCGTGGCGCGTCGTTAATGATGACGGAGCAACTGTTGCACGTTCAGCTAATACCTTTGCCAATCGCCCTGAATGTATTGCTGATGCTGAAAAATTCAGAGATAGCATTGGTGACGCTGCGTTTTATGACGCCGCAGGAGTGCCTATCGATCAGATGCACCTGAAAAAAGGTGTCTTTCCACCCGCCAGGTCATTCATCAATGTAAAAGTTGAGAAATAAGCCTTTAGCGAAGAGCGTCAGCCAATCCCAGAATTGTTGAAAAGTCAGAGCCAGAGAGTGCGTAATTCGACTCTTTGGCTTTTTTTTCAACAAAATCAACCAGCTCAACTGCTAAATCAACTTTCTGGCGCGGTGTCATCACCGAGTCTACTTGCTCCCCACCTGAGATCTCACATTTATGTTGAGATCCCGTATTTAATTCGTTTTCTCGTATTTGTGTCATTTGATAGACTCCTTGATTAGCCTCATTTGAGGCTTGTTAAGTCGCTAGTAAGTTAAATCGTAACTTCTATCAACTTGGGTAAAATCTACGAGAGTACGAATATTATGTCAATCGAGATAAACGAAAAATTACAGCTTATCCGCGAATCAGAAAGGCTCAATATGAAGGAAATGGCTGATATTACTGGAATTAATTACACCACCTACGCGGGTTATGAATATGGAAAAGCAAAGATATCTTATGAAGCAACTGTGAAAATTTTCAGGCTACCTCGATTTAGAAAGTATCAAAGCTGGTTCATGTTCGATGAAATCGATGCAAGCCGAGGCCAGATAGCACCGGCTCTCGCACACAATGGGCTTGGAGCAACTCAATCAGACCAATCCGGGAAACAGACTGGCTAACCATATACAAACATTACATTTTCACTATTTGTTACCAGGATAGTGATATGACCGTTGGAGAGCTTTCTTATGTCGATTAAGAAACTTGAAGATGGTCGCTATGAAGTGGACGTAAGGCCTCGCGGGCGCGACGGAAAGCGTATTCGGAGGAAGTTTGAACGTAAGGCGGATGCTCATGCTTTTGAGCGAAGCATTATTGCGAAGTACCAGAACCATGATTATCTGAACCGGCCAGCGGACAAGAGGCGGCTTAGTGAGTTTATTTCGCTATGGTGGCTGCTGATAGGGCGGAATAAGAGCTATGCAAACCGGCGTCTAAGCGCTGTAAATTGCATTTGCAAAGATATGGGGGATCCGATGATTTATCAGATTGATGCGCGATGCCTTATTGATTATCGCGCGTACAGA